CTTCTTCACCATCCTCGGGCTGAACGACCTGTGCGGGTATTCGCCCATTTTCTTGATCTGCTCCGCGATCTTGGCGTTCAGCTTCTCGCCGGGGTGTGCGGAGGTCGGCTTGCCGGACGTGAGTCCGACGTACTTGCACACCTTTACGAATCCGGCCCCGTGCTGCGCCTCGACCCCCGCCGCGACGTGGGCAATCTCGTGTGCCAACGTCCCGGCGGCTTCCATGCCCGTGATCAGCAGTGGACTGATGAATATTTCGTGCGACTCTCCGTTCGACGACTCCATCGCGTGACACTCGCCGATCACCCTCCTCTTGATGCCAAGTCCCATCCTTGACGGAAAGCCGCACGACACGTTGAACGGCTTCAACTCGAATCCCTTGAAGGCGAACTCACGCATGGCCTCGGCCATGTCGGTGAGCCACGCCTCCCTGTTGTGCGGGTAACTATGATTCCGAACCGCCATGCACCACCTCGTATAGTTCCCTCACCGTATCGGTGAGTCGCCACCGCTTCCGTACGACCTTGCCGACCGAATGCTCGTACGTCTCGATCGCCCCGATCTTCCGCAAGAAGAGGAGCAAGTCCTGGAACGCCTGAGGCTTCTCGCCCAGGATGGACGACATGGCCAGTTCGGTGAGCGGGTTGTCCTCGTTCTCGATCAGAAGTGTAGCTAGATTATAAACCCTTCCGCGAGCAGTATCAAGGGCCACCCGGCTGACTCGACGCATCGTCTCCTTGTCCAGGAACTTCTTGTTGAGGACCACGGCGAGGCAGGTGGCCAGACGGCCGAACTGCTGCGAGAGCCGGTACGACAACTCACGCTGTGCCTTCTCGATCTGGGTCTTGGAAGGCCGGGCACGCATGTACGAGACGAACATGCCCAACTGCTGGCACTTGTCGAAAGCCTTCCTGGACTTCTCCTTGCCCTGAGCCAGTTCGGAGAACAACCGCGAGGCGTTCTCCCTGAGGTACTTGATGTACCCGCCCGTCAGCTTCCTCGACTCGACGATGTCCGGTGCCGAGATGGAGTCTGACTTGCCCCCGACCGACTGCTGCGCCATGCCGTCGAACATCTTCTCGACCAGCGACAGGCCGATCTTCTTCTCGATCTCCCTCGGGACGGACGACATGATCACGCAGTCGATGAACCGCTCTCCGAGTTCGTTGCCGTCCATCTGCCTGAGCGACTCAGTGCCGCACAGAATCCAGGTGAACCTCACCGCCTGGTAGTCGCGGTTCAGCCCGTGCCGGTAGTGGGCGGAAGTCCTGCCGTCGTACAGGTCGCGGCCCTCGCCCAGGATCTGCCCCAGGTTGGGAGACTGTAGTAGTGTGTCGCCGTCCTTCGTGACCATCGTCATGTCCTTGATGGCATCGACCAGCGAGTGGTCCTCCATGCCCTCCTTGTCGGTCTTGTAGCCGGACATGAAGCCACGCATGTTCGACACCTGACGGACGTACTCCGTGCAGGTGCTTATGGCCTCTGCCAGTTCGGTCTTGCCGGAGGAGGGCGGGCCGATGAACCGCATCCACAACTGACTCCCGGCACTCTTCGTGGAGAGCGTGACCGCCAACATGCAGGACAAGGTACGGCTCATGCCCTCCATCCAGGTCATCGACTTCTTGAACGAGTCCTCCACCTGCTTGAAGCTCGTACACTCCAGCAGGTCCATCTGTAGCGGCGTGACGCCGGACCCGGTCGGCTTCTTCGAGTTGCCGGCCCACTCCGGCGGGATGTCCCTCACCGTGTCGAGCAGTCCCTTGAGCCTCTCGACCCTGCCGGCGAAGTCCTCCGGCTCCGTCAGTGCGTCCCTCACGTCGTACCCGCTGGGGTGGTTCTTGGTGTAACCCTCTTCGCCCCATTGCAGGTACTTCACCGACTTCGCGTACTTCGACTCCTTCTGCATCAACTCCACAACCCTCTTGATCCCCCCCAGAGAGGAAGGTTCGGAGTATTCGCCGGTCCTCTCGTTCAGCCTCGGGTGGTCGTTGTGGTTGAAGAACACCACCTCCCTGCCCGCCAGCAGTTCAAGCCACTTGGCCTTGAACACCTGCGAGCCTGGGATTCCGATGACGTTCACGTCCTGGAGCATAGAGGTGGTTTCGTTGGAAGTCCTCACCATGCGGTCGCCACTGAGCCTTACCGACTTGAGCATCTCCCACAAGGCGATGGCGTCCCAGATCCCCTCGCAAACGTAGACCTTCGGCTTCTTCTTGTCGAACAGGTGGACCCCGTAGATTTGGTGGTCAAGTCCGGTACTGCACATGAGTCGCTTCTTGCCGCTCTGCTTGTCCAGGACGTACCTGTACAGTTGGCAAACCTTACCGTCTTGGTTGTAGCCGGGGACCACCCACTCACGCTTGAGCAGCCCCATAGCCACTCCCCACTTGTCGAGAGACTGGGGCAGCAGTTTCCGGTCCGAGGCGAGTTTGTCGAGCTTGACCCTCTGGCCCTTGCAAGCCTTGTGGTACTCCTGGAAGAACGTGTACACGTTCCCCTTGAACCCGCACACCTTGCACTGACACATGCCGGTCGTGGAGTCGAGGAAGAACCGCCCCTCCTTCCCGCAGAAGGGGCAGTCCGAGATGCACTGATTCCCGCCGTTCGGCGGAGAGAACTCCATGCCGTGGCAGGCGAACGGCTTCGTGTGGTCAACCGCCTTGTCTGCGGCCACGTTGGGGACGATCGGCTTCCTGTTGAACTTCGGCACTTTACTCTCCGGCTTTGATGGTTGGGGGCAACACTACCCGAGCCTCGAAGTCTTCGTTCGACTTCTTGTATTTCCTCGAGGCTTCTTTGAGTTGCTCCAACTCCCTGTGCTTTGCCCGAATCTCGGCCAGCCTCCTGGCCATCTCCACCAGACCCTTGTCCTTTCCGTACTTCCCGTACCACTCCTCGGCAGATGAGCAGTCCCCCCACCAGGGCACATCCTTCTCTGGGGGGGAAGTAGGTGGGGCGTCTTGGTCGGTCACGTTGAAGGTGATCGTCGTCGGCCGAGTGATGTACATAATTGGCTGGAACACTGGAGGGGTCGCTGGTTCCTTGGCCTTCAGTTCCGCCTCCTCCAACTCGATCAGCTTGTCGAGGTAGTGTCTGGCCTTCTTGAGGTCCGCCACCCCGTTCTTCTCGCGGTAGCGTTCGACGTACTTCGTGACGTTGCCCACGAACCACGCCTCCCTGAACATCAGCCACATCCGGTCCCAGTGCTGCATCACGCCCGAGGAGGACGCCACCTTGCGGTAGTGGTCGCCCCCCTCCTGCCTGTCGTTTGCCTTATCGCTCACTTCTTAGCCTCCTTCATGTGCTTGCGCCTGTCGATCCACTCCTCGGCCACCATCGCCCAGTCGTGTGCCCTCACGGGAGACAGCCCGTCTGTCAGTCCCGGCTCCAGCCCCAGCCAGATCGCCGCCTCGTCGTACGCACCAGCCTTGTGGCAGTGGAAGGCGCACATCATCGGGTGCGCCACCTCCCTGAAGAACCGCTCCTTCCACACCCTGCGTCCGGCACCCTCGAAGTTTACACGTTCGCCGTTCTCGTGCGTCTCGACGAACTCCTGTAGCTCCGCGTCGAACGTCTCCGGGTCGTCCACCAGTGGGACGTGTTCAAACTTCGGTCGGAACGGGTGGTACGTCCTGTCGTAGTAGTCCACCATCCCCTCGTTCCACTCGTCAGGCTTCCAGTTCCAGTCGTAGACGTGGAGGTTGTTGCTGAACTGGTTGTAGACGCCAACGTCCACCCCGATCTTAGCCGCCATGTACTCCTGGAGGAACGAGAAGTGGACGTAGTTGGCCCCGAGCATCCCCCAGACCATGTCGTTGGAGCGGTTGGTGACGGTCATGTCGAGGAGCTTGATTTCGCCGGAGAACTCAGGACTAGCGTAGTGACTGCGAATAGAGAACATGACTTCCAGGTTGCAGCACACGTCCTTGGAGTTGCCGACCTTCAACAAGTCGCCTTCGACGTTCCACATATTCAGGACGGCACGCCTGCTGTTTCGATCGGCCTTGAGGTGGGCGACGAGGATGTCCAGTTGATCAACACGCTCCTTGTGTCCGCCGCCGCCGAAGCCGTCAATGAACGTAACCGGCCTTGTCTCTTTTGCGTATCTCCACCGATGCCCGTACGCCCCGTTGAACGTCTCGCCGCCGTCGCTGAACTGATCGACCTTGGAGTTGTAGTATTTCAGCGGTGCCACGTCGTTCCTGCCCGCCAGCATCCACAGCGCCTCGTACAGGTGGAAGAACGGGTTGGCGTCCCTGTTCGGGTTCGTCAGGACACGCTCCAGCGGCTTCTCGTACGTCACGATGATCGGCTCCTGTAGGACCATCACGCCGCCGTTGCGTGACTGCGTCCTGGTGATGGGTGCCGGGGAGCCGATCAGTTGCCAGGGCGAGCCGTCCGAGTATTCCCACTTCTGGAACATCTCGACCATGCCCTTGAAGGCGTGATTAACGTTGCGGAACTTCACATGCATTTTCGGAATTCCTCAGATTTTTCGTTGACTCTCGGATTCGGGACGGATATGATACACTACTTCGGATCCCGATTCAAGTAGTCCTCAGGAGATTAGTAATGTCCAAGACCGCTACCGCAGAGAAGCCCAAGGCCAAGGCCGTCAAGGCGAAGCCAGAGAAGGGCAAGGCTCCGGCCGTCACGAAGACGGAGAAGGCCAAGACGAAGCCGAAGGCCGAGAAGTCCGTCCGCTCGCAGGAGGGCGAGAAGGCGAAGTCCCTCGGCCTGACCGTCGTCAAGTTCCGCGTCCTGTCCGCCATCAAGGCGGCTGGCGGGACGGCAACGTACAACGACATCTTCGCCAAGACCGGCTACTACAACAACCTCACGAACCTGCTCCGCAAGGGCAAGGACGGGAGCCTGTCGGAGATGGGCCTGGTGAAGGAGGTGACGAAGAAGGGCGAGAAGGCGGTTTCCTTCGAGATCACCGCGAAGGGCCAGAAGCTCCTGGCCAAGTGATCACTGCCAGCAGAACACCGGGCGGTCGAAGTACGTCTTCGCTTCGCCGCCCTGTTTCTCCATCTCCCTCATCTCATCCCTGACCAGCACGCACCTGAACCTTGCCCTCAGGTAGTCCAGCCTCCTCTTCAGCGCCACGCAGTCGTTGTCCCGACTAGTGTGGTACTCCATCACCAGCTTCCTGCACTTCGGGATCATGCCCAGGTCGAGCATCCCGAACTCTCCCCCCTCTATGTCGATCTTCACCCCGTCGTACTCTTTGCCCATCAGTTCCTTGGCGTGGACGTTCTTCACCTTCACAGTCCTGCCAACCCCGTACCCGATCACACTCCCCCTGGAGTGGTTGTCCCTGTCCCTCCCCAGAAAGAGCCTCAGCGACGGCACGTCCTGCGTCGTCACTGCGGCGTTGTGGAGTTCCAGTTCGGGGCAGTTCAGTTGCAACAGCTTGAAGCACTCTGGCTCCGGCTCGTAGCACACCGCCGTGGCCCCCCTCGTCAGGCAGTACACGCCGAACGCCCCCACGTTGGCACCCAGGTCCAGCCACCTCTCCCCCGGCATCACGTCGAACCCGACCCTCGGCCGTGCGTAGCAGCGTTGCGAGAGAACCTCCAGCACGACGTTCACGTCGGAGGTTCCCGGCCGCATGTGTACGTTGCGGCCCTTGTACGGGACGGTCAGGAGGTTGGCGGGTCTAGTCCTGGGAGGCATGTCACTTACCCTCGTACTTGTTCTTCGGAGTCCCTTCCTTGTGCAGAGTCCTCATGTACTTGTCATATTCGCACAGACAGTTCTGATAGTCCATAGCCTCCAGCCTGTCACGCAGTTCTTCGGGCAGTTCGGACCTCATGTCTTCCATGAACTGCTGGAAGTTCACCTGGAACACCGAGGAGATCATGCAGTTCTTCTTGACCGACTCCATCCCCAGGTAGCGGGCCAACCCCCTGGTACTGCCCGGACCCTGCGGTGCCCAGTCGTGCCTGTCGTCCCAGTCCCCGTCGATCGCCCACCTCAGGTCCGAGATGACCTGCCCGGCCATGAACGTGCCGAACCCCGCGTACTGCGTGAGGTTAGCCACCGACTGCTGCATCGAACAGGGGTCGATCTCCGGGGGCGAGGAGTGGATCGGGTCGAACACCATCTCGAACAGGATCTCGACCTTGCCGTTCCCGAACCCCGCAGCCTCCTCGCTCGTCACCCCGGCGTTGCCGATGATGTAGGCCGAGTTGAACACCTTGTTCCCGAAGTCCCTCATGGCCAGGATCTTCTTGCGGATCTTGTTCAACTCCATCCTGCCCGGAGCGAACACCAACTCCGTTATCGGCCCGAGCGTCGATGGGCGGTTGAAGTGCCTCGCCAGGACGCAGGCCAGGAGCATGTTCTTGTGTCCGAAGTGCGGCCTGTACCAGTTCACCTCCAGCCACCTGCTGACCTTGTCGTCCATCCTCCTGACGTTGCAGAACCTGTACGACTGTAGGATTTCGTCGTCGGTCCAGGGTTTCGGCTTCTTGGCCAGCCTCTGCAGTCTGATCGACTCCCGTTCCATGATCCAGTAGCTCGCCACCTCTTCGGGCGACAGTTTCAGTACCTTCTTGATGTCCACCTAGCCTACTCCTTAGTCAAGACCCAGGATCATGTCTATCGGCCACCAACCTTCGACCGAATGCTGGAGATTTCTCAGCACTTCTGGCAGGTGCTTCCCGTACCCGAACTGTTCGCCGTAGATCCGGTTGAACCACCTCCTGTTGGCGATGCACTTCTGACACTCCGAGGTGCCGACGTAGTCCTCACAGAAGCACTCGTCCAGTAACTTCGCCGCCTGCCTTACCATCTCCTCCTGAGCGGGGAACCCGCAGATTTCCAGTTCGTCGGCCAGGAGCTTGCCCGCCTCGTGGTCGCCGTTGTAGATCGCCCAGGCCAGTTGCCTAGCCTCCCCACTTACCCGACACTCTGCGGGCCACCTGTACTCGTTCGTCGGGTCGTCGAACACCAGTCGCAGGGCGTCTGAGATCCTCACCTTCTCGGCCTTGTCAGACTCCTTGCATACCCACGTCAGTAGCGTCTCCTCGTCCCAGTCTGGGTGGAAGAAAATGCTAAGTAGGGTGTAAGAGAACTCCTTGCAATCCGCCTTCTTCCTCAACTGCTCGATCGCCTCCCTGAACTGCACCTCCGACTCAATGTCTTCCGTGTTGACCGTGTCACAGATCGCCGCCACCCCGAGCAGCATTTTCCGCTTGGAGTATTTCGGCTCGCGGTTGCGGATCAGTTCCACCATCTTGGACACGTTTCTCGTCGTACTCCAGTTCACGTCACTTACTCCTTAGTTCTTCGTACAGCCTTCCGGCAGTCACCCCACTCTGGTTGACGTACTTGCCCTTGTACAGCCTGTCGCGGTCCACCCTGCCAGACGGGAGGAACAGGTGGCCCTGGATTGGCACGCAGTCGAACGGCAGCAGTGAGTTCGCCTTCACCACCACGATCTCCAGGGTCCACTGCTTCTTGAATCCCAGGTCGCCGAACCCGGCGTCGTAGGAGAAGGCGAACCCGTTCCTGGCGTAGGTTGACCTGCCCACGATGCAGGCGATCAGGTCGTCACTGCCGAACTCCTCGACCGTGTGCCCGAGGTACAGCCGGTTGGGTTGCAGCACCCAGTACCACTTACCCCTACGCTTGACCACCTCAACGTCTTCCAGGACTGGAGGCAGTTCCGGGTTCATGTACCAGATCCCGGTTTCTGCGTCGAGGTCGTTGGCCCTGACCTCCATCACCTTCGGCCCGAGTTGCAGGTTGTAGGAGTTCGGGTTGATCCTGTCCCTGTTGTACGGGTAGATGTGGGCCAGCCCGCTGTGTACGGCCTTCTCGATCGCGTCCGCAGTCAACATCACTTCACCTCCTGGAGCATCACGTCGTAGTTCATTCTGCCTTCGACGCCCTTGATCACTTCCACCATCTCGTCAACCCAGGTCTTCACCTCCCCCTGCTCGAAGACCGAAGCGTCCTCCTCGTCCTGTGACACGATGATCGGGGCAGTCAGACTCTTGCGGGCGACGTACTTCGACTCCTCGTAGCCGAAGTTACACCGCTCCGTCAGCACTATCAGGAACTTCTTCGTACTGGTAGGTGTAATGTTTGATCTCCCTGAATTGGTGGTGGACCAGGTCCATAGTCTCCTTGCACGGAGACTCGAATATGAATGCCTCCTCCGCGTAGAACGTCCAGCTAGTGGACTGCTCTCCGAGCGAGTCTTGCACCACCCCGGATAGCATTGGCACGCCTTGAGGATGCCAGTTGTCACTGGTCGCCGTCAGTATGTACGCCATCAATCCTCCAGCTTCACCCAGTGGAATGGTGTAGATTACATACCCCTTAACCACGTTCCCCCCAGAGAAAGGGGGCGGGCGATGCCCCCCAGGTTAGGACCGACTACCCACACTTGCTCCAGCCGCAGTCGCAGGTGAGACACCCTCCGACGTACCGCACCGGACTGTCACAGTCAGGGCAGAAGCACCCAGAGTCCGTCCCGTTCACCACGTCCTTGAGGTTGCCGGCCTTCTGGCCGAACTTCATGAGCAGCCACTTGCAGACGTAGTCCGGGATGCTGGTGCATACCGGGATCTCCTTGTTGGTCGTCATGCCGTTCGGCTCGAACCTGGACCCGACGTGCGCCTGGCACAGCTTCTCCAGACTCACCCCGGACTGAAGCCCCTTCGAGAAGGAGATTGCCCAGGTGGACAGGAGTCCGCTCACCGTGGAACCCGCCCTCTTGGCCGTGATGAACACCTCGTACAGCTTGCCGTCGTGGAGGCTGACCTGGATGAAGAACTTGCTGTCGCCCATCGTCACCCTGTGGATGAATCCGGGAAGTGTGTCCGGCCTCTTGCCCTTCTTCTCTGGGGGGGAAGTGGTGGGTTGTTGCTGTTGCGGTTTGACGTTGACCGTGGGGGTCGTCACAGAAGCCTTTGCGGATCTGATGCTGTCGATCAGTTCCTCGTTGATCTTGGAGGACGCGGACTTCTCTTCGCCGTTCCCGTACACGGACTTGGTCTTCGTCGCACGGAGAACCTGCTCCGACCTGCACCCGTCTCGGAAGATCGTCCCGCCCTTGCACTCCAGCTTGTGCATCAAACGGTAGGCGTTGGCCACGTCCTCCTTCGTGGCGGAGTTCGGCAGGTTGATGGTCTTGGACACCCCGAGGTCGGTGTGCGCCTGGAACGCCGCCTGGTGCTTGACGTGCCACTCCCATCCGATCTCGCCTGCGGTCTTGGGGACGTGGCCGTCCCAATACTGCTTGGTGTGGGGAACCTCCTTCATCTTCATCCCCTCGGCCGTCACCCTGTCCCACTCCAGGGCGTAGAAGGGTTCGATGCTCCCGAAGCAGTCGGCCAGGATTGCGATGCTCCCAGTGGGAGCGATGCTGGTGTTCGTCTCGTTTCGACGCATCTCAGCCAGCGTCAGCTGGTCGAAGCCCAGGTACGGACCCTTTACCTTGGCCAGCCTGACCGACTCGTCCACGGCCACGTTTGAGATGAACCTCATCAACTCCTTGCCGAGTTGGACGGCGACGTGGGTGTCGTAGTGTACCCCCATCATGGCCAGCGAGTCTGCCCAGCCCATGACGCCCAGCCCCAGCTTCCTGGTTAGCAGTGCGGCCTTCGTTATCTCAGGGTGCGGGAAGGTGTTGGTGTCCAGGATCCAGTCGAGGAACCGGGTGGCCGCCCTGACCGCGTCCTCCAGCATGCCCCAGTTGAACTTCCTCGTCTTCAGGTCGATGAACCGCCACAGGCAGAGGCTGCCCAGGTTGCACGGCTCGTCGCTCCTGTTCCCGGTTTCACCGCAGTTTCCAGTTACGCACCCGCTCAAGGCGAAGCAGTGCGTGTCGTCATAGACGCTGATGTCCCAGACATCTTCTCTGAGATCAGTCATCTCGACCGACACCACCTCGACGCAGTGATCGTCCCAGCGAACCTTTTTACTCGTGACGATATTTTCGATTGTCCCCTGTTTCATTGAGTGGGTTAGTGGGAACAGTGAGGCGAACCTCCGCAGATGCGAGGCCCGACTGATGCTCAAGTCGTACCTACTGTATGATCTACCGTAGACCTTTCCGTTGGGGAACTCGACGGAGTCTGTCTCGGACTGCGACATCGAGACGTGTAGTCCGTAGAATCCCAGCAGTTCGTGAACATCCTTCGCCAGCCTTTCTCGTGACGTTGTGAAATAGAGCCTGGTGTATCCTCCTGTATTTCTGACACAGCCGTCAGCCGAGATCAAGGCGTCGATCAGTCCTTTGCGGAATTCTTCACTAGCAGAATCCCACACGGAAGACGGCAGACCATCTTCTTTTCTTGAGAACCCGGACTGGTCGAGGACTTCTTGCAGGGCCGCGTTCTGCGTGTTCAGTTCCCACCACGTCGAGCCGTCTCTTTCCCTTGCCGAGAACTGAGCCTTGCAGCCTTTCGATTCGAGGTAGCGAATAATCCGTTTACCAGGACCGCACTTCATCTTCTCTTCGGACATGATCAGATTGATCTGTTTGGTCCCGGTGTCACTGCGAACACAGACAGAACCGTCCGCGATCACCCAGCCGACGAAGAACCCGTCTTCGCCCGTGAATCGATCGCCGAATGGCATTACGTCTAGTCCCCCGATCGGCAGTCTCTGGCCGGAATGGAGTTTGTCAGTTGACACTTTGAACGTGTGACCTTTGTACTCCACCGGCCACTTGTGTTCAGCCGTCGCGTACACCTCTCTTCCACCCTTGAGACGGATTCGATAGAGCGGCTTTTGACGACCGGACAAGAAACACCTGGCATCACTGAGTTTGCGGTTCAGGTTGGGCACGTTGAAATCTTTACCCTCCAGCTTCTCGATCGGGAAGATGCCGCCGTCAGTAAGGACTCGCGTACCTGCCCGAAGCGACGGATTTGTGGCCAGGATCAGGCCCAGATGCGGATTCGGATTCCACCTCGGCTTGTTCATCACGTCCGGGAACATCACCCCAGGACACCCGTGGCTCCAGGCACTGTGGACCTGGTGGTCCCAGAACAGGGAGTGGTACTTGCTGTTCTTGTCGTCGATCTCCGCGAACGAAGCGTCCGTCCACGACATCGAGATGTTGAAGGAGCCGAGTCCCTGGGGGTCGGCGTCCTTGATGTGGATGATCTCCTCGGCGTCCGGGTGTTCGATCGGCTGGACCCACATCTGGGCCAGTTCACGCTTGCCCCCTTGCGTGATCAGGTCGGAGATCCTGTGGTAGAACTTCAGAACCCCAGCCGGGCCGCACGCCTTGCGGTGTACGCTCTTGATGACGGAGTTGCGTGGCCTGAGTTCGCCGCCGTAGTAGCCGACGCCCCCTCCGGCCTTGGCCACCGCGATGGCCTTCGCCGCCGTGTTTACGATGCTCCTGTGGCTGTCGGTCGGCAGCGGACCCATTTCGTCGGCGACGTTGAACACGAAGCAGGCGGAACTCGTGCATCCGGTCTTGCGGTTGTGGTTGAAGATCGTGGGGGAGTTTGGCAGGAACAGCCCCGCCTCCATCAGGTCGTAGAACTCCTGATTCCCGTCGCTGACCACCTTCCAAACGTCTTCTACCGTCTCGTTCTTGGGGACGTACCTCTTCTTGTAGAGTGTGAGGGAATTGTCTGACGGCACAAACTTCGTTGCCGTGAATCTGTTGGACATCTGTCGTCTCCGAATTCTACTTACTACAGAGCCTGGGTTTCACTCCAGTTGCACGGGTGGTATCCGACCGAAACCTTCAGCGGCACTCCGATGTCACGGCCGCTCTCCTCCATGAGGTACTTCAGTTCGTACACCTTGTCCAGGTTCTTCTTCCCGCCCTTGGGGAAGTCGAACACCAGTTCGTCGTGTACCTGCATGGTGATGAAGTGGTCACGCCCGGTCTTGTGCGTCCACTCCAGACACTTTTCGTCGCAGCGTACCATTGAACCTGTGGTGCATTCCATCGCGGTGCCCTGGACGTGGTACGAAAGGGGCACGGTCGGCAGGATTCTATTATACTGGGTTCGTGTACACGTCAAGGGGTAGCCCTTTAGGGGGTCTACGCTCTTGCGTGGCATGGTTTCTACGTAGCCGAAAGTCTCGGCCTGGGTCATGATCCTCTTGGCCAGAACCTTGATGTTGGTGAACCGATCCTGGATGATCCTCTGACCTCCCTTGACGTGGTACGCGGCGTCCGCCGTCCCGCTGGACTCCTGCGCCCCGTACTGCACGGCGAAGTTGCCGTTCTTGGTGTACCCGTACCAGGCAGAGTCAGGGCAGTCCGAGTCCTTGATCTTCGTGCCCCACTTCTTCCACATCTCCGGGTGGAGGATGGAGAAGACCAGCATGTGGTAGGAGCCGAAGTAGGGCGGCTCGTTCGGGTTCTCGAACAGGTCCGTCATCAGGGTTTCGCCGGCCTCGTACGCCGGGATGCGAAGCTCCAGATTCTCGTAGTCGAGTGCCCACCACTCCCTGCCCGGTGCCGGTCCGAAGTTGTAGCGTAGGTTGAACCCCTTCTTCTTGCTGACGTTCTGTGCGTTCGGGTTGGAGCAGCCGAACCGCAGCGTGTCGGTCCCGGTCGGGTTGAAGTTGGGGTGTAGTCTGTACCAGTTCTCCAGTTTCTTTAGTTTGAACCAGAACCTTTTGTAGCCGGCCATGTAGGACAGGGCGGTGTCACGCCTACGCTTGTCGGCCAGTGCCGAGAGGAACCTGTACTGGTCAGACTCCTTGTCCGACTCGTATAGATGGAGCCACCGGGACATGGCGTCCTTGTCCATCGCCCTTCCGCCGGCCTCGGTCCTTCCGACCACCGGAACCTTCAACTCGTCGAAGATGAAGGACTCCAGTGCGTCACTCCTGGCCCCGGCCGGCAGCACGAACACCTGGGGCTTTGGGTTGACCTTGGACTTCGTCACCTTCGGCGTGAAGGTGAAGTTCCTCTTCGCCGCTATCTCCTCGCAGGTCGTCTTGCTCTCGACCGAAACCTTGGAGTAGGTCTTGATCGACTCCTCCAGTCTCCCCCCAGAGATGGTTACGCCCCGGCGCTCCATCCTTGCCACGACCGGGAGGAGCTTGAGCCTCTCGTGGTAGTGGGGCAGCAGGCCACGCTTCCGGCACACCATCATCTGCTTGATGAACAGCATCCGGGTGGAAACCGAATCCTCGTCTGCGTACTCCGTGCATACCGTCCAGTACGGGTGTGAGGCGGGCAGCTTGCGGTGCTTGGCCACTTCTCTGGGGAGGAAGGCGTCGAACTTCCAGGGCTTGTCGTTCTCGGAGCCTCGCTTCTTGGACTTCTTGTTGTCGCCGCCCTTGAGTACGGAGGGCATCGAGGGCATGTCGCCTTGTGCGATCATCCATTCCTTGAGGTTGGCCCTGGCGTAGCTCCTCGCCTCCTTGCAGCACTTCTCCAGTGCCCTCTCGTACTTGGAGATGTCCACCTTCAGGTAGTGGATCACCATGTCGGTCAGGTTGTGGGGCATCTTACTGTCAAGCAGGTGCCCCATCATCAGGGTGTCGTCAACCTTGTCCCAGGGTATCCTCACCCCGACGTTGGACAGAGCCTTCGCGTCGAACTTCGGGTTCTGGAACACCACCCTCCGGCAGGCGTCGAGAACCTCCTGAACCTCGACCGCCTCCGACCTGGGAACGTCAACCCGCCGCGTCAGCGGGTCAACGTCCCACTCCCAATGGATCGTGTTGTTCTTGTCGTCGCACACGGTGACGATGAAGGGCTGGACCCCGTGGTATAGGTCCACCCCAGTCGTCTCAGTGTCCATCGAGATCAGGCCATCCAGCCTGAACTCCTTCGGCTCAGATGGAGTAGTCGCCGACTTTCGCCTTGGCACGGTTAACCTCCTGGAGCGGCTTCAAGTCCGCGTCAACGTCGTTCGACTTTCTCAGGCAGTGTACGAACCCCTCCCACGCCGCCTGTTCACTGTCGAATAGTGCCATGATCCTTTGAGGTGGCCGGTACGTCGGAGTCCTTATCCTAGGCATCATGTCGATAGGCTTCTGACCCTCGACCCACTTGATGAACCACTCCACCATCTCCTTCGGCAGCTTGCATGGGTTGTAGTGGTCGCCGACCCGGTTGCACTCCTGCTCGACCATGTACTCGTCGCCGTCCAGTGCCAATTCTATGTCCTGCTGGTTGAAGAACGGGTCGGGAACCCACGTCCACAAGTCGGGCTTCGTGCCGTAATACTCGTTGTCCTTGCCGTACCACCTCCTGATCCAGACGAACACGTTGTCGAACAGGTTGGTGGTCCTGTTGGTCCTCACCCACTGCTCGTCTATCACGCACGGCCTGATCACCCTCGGCTGCCTGATGAACTCCCTGTACTCGTCCTGAACCCAGTCCAGGTCGCTCATCATCACCAGTTGCTCGTGCCTGTCCCTCTCGTCCTCCGCCTTCCTCAGGATCTGCGCCCACTGGCTTACCGTCATCCCTCCGTCCATCACCATTCCCCCCAGAGAAGGTCAGTGTACCTCTCCCCACTTGTCCTTGAGGACGATCTTGTTCGACCTCAGTGCCACGTTGTAGAACTTGACGACGATGACCTGCACACTGAACACCCTCCCGGACTCGTGTGCGTCGGCGAACTGCGTGATCTTCAGGGACGGCACTTCCTTCAGCCGCTCGTGGAATCGGTCGTCGTCGATCTTGTCGCCGAACTTGTGGATCAGTTGCGTCAGTCCCATGATCACGTTGCCCTGGAGCATCCTCGGGCAGAGCGGCCAGGTCAGGACGATCAGGGACAGTGCCCGTTTGAACGGCTCCTCGCCGTACGTCTTCACCGCACCGTACGCACTCTGGTAGCAGACCAGGAACGTGCCCTTGTTCTTGTCAGGAGTCGTCAGACCGTAAAGCGGAACCCGCAGTCCGCACTCGTTTGCCACCCTCACCACGGCCAGGGCGTGAGGATCTCCGCCGGTCAGAGCCGCCTTGAACGTGTCCAGTGCGTTGACGCCAACCCTGCCCTTGTTGACGGCGTAGAAGATTTGCGCCTCGAACGCCGGCCCTGCGGATTCCACCACGTCGCACATCCAGTGCGTGATCCCGAGAGACTTCATCGCCTCGATACGCTGCTGGCCGTCGATGCAATACAGACTGCCGTCGCTCCTCCTGCCCAGCAGCGGACTGCCGACCGCAGACGGGTTGAACTTCCTGGCAATGGCTTCGCTGTGCTTCTTCTTGTCACGCTGGTAGCTCCGGTCGAACTTGACCCCGGCCAACTCCACCATCGCCTTGGTCCCGGAGGACCGCACGTTGAGGATCTTCTCGTAGTCCTCGACCTTCACCTGTTCCCGCTTAATCCTGGCCATGTCGCACTCTCTCTTACTAGGTTGGGATTGGACAGTGGGACCAGCCGGACTCGAACCGGCAACCAAGCGATTATGAGTCGCCTGCTCTGCCATTGAGCTATGGTCCCAGGTGCCGGCCCGGAGTTGGCCGAACCGGCACTGCCGAATCGTTACTTCAGTTCGTCGAAGCCGACGTTCTCGTACTCCGTCTCCTCGCCGTCGAGGGACTTCAGCGTGACGGTCTGCTTCTTCTTGTTGACCTTCACCACCTCACACTCGATGACCTTCTTGGCCGTCTTCTTCGTCTTGGGGTTCTTGTACTCCACCTCGTACTCGACCGTGTCGCCCTCCGAAGGCTCGGCCTTCTCCTCGTCGCCGGCCTCGTCTCCGTCCTTCGGGGATCGGATCATCTTGACCACGTCACTCCACTTGTCGGCATCCTCCGCCTCTTCCTCCGTGTAGCCGGCCTCGACCGCCAGGGAGATCAACTTCTCGATCGCCTCCTCGTCGTCGTTGGTCGCCGCCTTGGCCAGTTCGTCGAGGTCAACCGCACCGTCGTCGAACGTCTCCTCCGGCTCCTCCGGCTCGGGCTGCTTGGCCTTCGTCTTGGTCTGGGTCTTCGGGGGAGCCTTGTCACCCCCGGCCTTCGCCTTGGGCTTCGGAGCCTCCTTCACTTCCTCCTCGGTTTCGTCCTCCACCTCGTCGCCACCGTCCTCGGGGACGAACTCCTCCAGACCCTTGGTCCCGTGCCAGTTCTCCCACACCCCGGTCTGCTGGTTGGTCTGCTTGTTCATCCGTGGGGTCGTGGAGAACCGGAAGTACGGCCCGGCCTCCTGCAACCCAGCTGCCAGTTCCTCCAGGTCTTCGGCCCCGGCACCGTCCGTGTAGTCGTTGCCTCCGAGCTTCCGCATTTCGTTCAGGATCTTCTCGACGTGCTGCTCCTGAGTCACCACGTCCCCGTTGGAGAACTTGGTGTCGCAGACCGGCTCCATGATCATCGTCTGGAGTCCCTCGACGTGCATGTCCTCGCCGTTCACCTTGACGGTCTTCGGCTTAACCACCACCCCCCGTGCCATGAAGTAGTATTCCCCGACGTTCGGGCCGGACTTGTACACGTCGAACTTGCAGACGGTCAGCTTCGCGACGCCATTCTGGATGCCGGCCGGGAGTGTGATCATCCCGTAGTCCGTCTTGTCACCGCCGTGGGAAGTCACGGCCTGGTCCAGCTTGCTGCCGTACTTCGCCGCCAGGCCCGACTTGCTGCTCTTCGCCATTGTTACGCTCTCCGTTTGGAAGGCGTGACGCCCGGTGCCAACGTGGCCCGTGATTGCGTCACCGTCCTTCGTACTTATCGTGATCGGTCTAGTGTAGGTACGTCTTCGGTTTCGTCAACTCACTCGGGCAGCGGGTCGCCTTCCAGTGCCGCCATGAACCGCTCGTACGTCGGCCAAGTCAGCACGTTCGGGATTTCCGTTTGCCTGTCCGCCCTGATCTTCGCCCCGAACACGGGGTGCGCCCTCTCCATACGCAGGCAGAACTCCTTCCTGCCAGTCTCCTCCACACGCTTTACCTCCTTCTTGAGCTTGCCCTCGCCGACCGTCTTCACCTTGACCACCGTCTCCATCCTGGTGAACGTCTGGCAGATGTAGTCCACGTTCTCCTGTAGCCAGTCGCAGGTGGACCGGCCCAGCGAACTCGCGATCATCGGAGTCAGCATGTCCTCATAGTTGCTGTTGACCAGAGAACCCTCCTCCTTCTTGGGGGTGTGGTCTTTCTCCTGGGCCAGGATGACGACGTTCACCGGATTCCTGTCCGCCAGGTCGATGAACAGCCGCATGAGTTCCTTGGTCTTCTCGGCCCTCTCCTGATACTGCTTCTGGGTGACGGTGCCCCAGGCCAGTTGGACCGGGATGTCGTCCAGGTTCATGATCTCCTTCAGGACCAGATCCTGTAGGCTGGTGGCGGTGTCCAGTACCACCGTCTTGTAGCCCTGGTCCACCACCCCCCGGCTGATCTCCCGGATGTCCTCCGTGTTCCACACCCGGAAGAACTTTACCCCGTCCACCCTCCTCACGCTCTTGGTCCCGTCCTCGAACCCCAGCAGCAGCAGGGGCTTCGGGAAGGAACAGGCCAACGTCGTCTTGCCGCTCCCGTTCCTGCCGAACAGGTTGACCTTCAACCCGTTGTCCGTGTTGTCCGCCACGTCGATCACCCGGTCCCACACGGAACCCTTCGACTTCGGCACCGGCTTACCGCCCCGTTTGATCGGGCTTGGCATCAGTCCCTCCACCCTTGGTTAGTTCTTCCCTCATGATCTTTACGTCCCTGGGGGCTTCCACGCCCACCCTCACCCTGTCGCCGATCACCTGGGTGATCGTGACCGTGATCCCGCCGTCGATCAGGATTTTCTCGCCGACCTTACGGGTCAATATTAACATCCCTTTTCTTCCTTTTCAAGCGGGTTTGTAACCCGAGAAGAAATTAATTTCTTCCCTTCTCAGGTCAATTCCGGGAACAGATTCTGGTCGCGGTCCAGCCCGGTCATGCTGCCGGTTTCGAGGAACTCGTCGTAGACGGTGCCGCCGCCCTCCATCAGGGCTGAGTAGAGTCCGAACGGCATCCGGTAGTGGTGCGGTGCGTCCGGGAACAGATTCCAGGGGGTGTCCTTGACCGACGCCCACCAGAACACCAGTTCGTCGAGCATCGGGTCCAGGCACTGTTGCCTGAACCTGTGGATGTCAGACTTGAACAGGTCCACGTCCCACTGCATGAACCAGTAGCCCGGCTCCTTTTCGATGTAGTCCTTCACCAGCCTGTCGTAGAACGCCTCCTCCGTCTCGGCCATCTTGTTGCCCTTGGCTTTGTGCTTTGTGATGTTCCCCCTCCCCCCAGAGAAGGGGCGGCGGATGACGTTGTACAGCACGCCACCGATCTTGCAGCCGTAGGTGTAATCTCCCTCCTTCCTCTTGCGTCCCAGTTCGTCGTGTTCGTTCATCCAGTCCAGGGCCACGACGTAGATCATGGTCTGGAGGTCGAACCTCAGTTGGTTGCGGATCTTGTCCTCCTTGATGTCGCCCTTTGTCTTGTTCTCCCTCGCCCACAGGGTCTTCTTCTTGTCCTTGGTCCTGATGAATCCGCCGTCGATCTTCCCACGGAGGATCACCTTGTTGCCACGCTCGGTCCTGTACGGGACGGCGAACGTCATCTCCTTGAACAGGTACTCGTCCTTCTCCCCCTTGTTCTTGAGCTTCTTCTGGTACTCGACGAAGACCCGGAACTGGCGGACGCAGGTCTTGTAGTAGTGGAGGATCTGCTCCTGTGCCAGCGGGAACCTCGTCATCACCTTGGCGACGTATGTCTTGAGGGCGTCGACCCAGGACAGCTTGCTGCCCTTGTTGTACGCCTCCTCGCAGACGTGCCAGAAGTTCCCGTACTCGATCCTGTGGTTGAACGCCTCCTTGGCCTTCAGTCCGGCCACCGTCATGAGCCTGAACCTCTCCCTGTCTGCAAGGTACTGGTTCAGGAGGCTGAACGTCACCCCCTCCTCAGCCGGCCCCTTCCACACCGTCTTGCCGGCGGTCTGCTGCTTCTTCGGCATCTTCACGATCTTGTCCTTGAGTCCCATTAGCTTTCCACCTTGTTGAACACGTCGTACGCCGCACTGGAGATGATCGCCTCGGCCCTCCTGCACAGCATGTTCAGACCCGCCGCCCCCTCACGCAGGATGTAGGACGGGTGGTCGATGTCCACGATTTCGATGTCCTTTGCGACCTTGACGTTGTCTTTGTACCCCCTTTCCAGCCACTTCTTCGGGAGCTTGCCGACGCACACGATGAGCTTCGGCTTGCAGATTTCGACGAACCTCTCTAGCCTCGGCTTGCACTCTATCAGTGCGTCGAGCGGGGGCTGAGACACCTTGGCACCGTCGTCGTCTTTTGGTATGCAGCACACCATGTTGGTGTACGCCAGTCGGAGGTGTGCCGGCAGGGCGTTGGTCACGATCTTGTCCAGCAGTTGACCCGCCGGACCCTTGAACGGCTTTCCAAGTATGTCCTCGCTCGGACCGGGGGCTTCGCCGATGAACAGCACGTCGCACGGGATCTTGCCCTTTGCGATCACGACGTTCTTCCTGTCATCCTTCAACTCGCACCTTGTACACTTTTCCCACTCTTCTTTGAATGACTGGTACGCCGTCAGCGGAACTCTATTTCCCACCCGTCGCCTCCTTCCACCTTAGCTCAGACTCGAACTTCATGGTCTTGGACATCCTCTTACACCACTGGACTATCCAGCGTGGCGTTCTGGCTACGACCTCGTCCTTGTCGTGCAGCCTCAACCCACGCCACGCCTCCCTAGCCAGAACCTTGTACGCCCTGAGTGCGTCACCCATCGTTGCCAGCTTTGCGTAGTACCTTCCGCTCCTTAGGTGGACCACGTTCCAACTCCCGTCCGGCAACTCGTACACCCCAATACTGTCGTTCTTGTAGCCGCCCACCGTCTCCATCTTCGGCTTGTCACCCAGGATGAGAACCTTGAACTTCCCCACACTCAGCCCCTCCAGCAGTTCCTTCTCTGGGGGGGAGGTGTGGCGGTTGATGGGACTTGGGGAGTTGGTTGGTTTGGGGGTTGGAGTTGCCTTCTTACTTTCTTCCGCCCTCCTCTTGGACGGTCGCATTGGCATCGAACTTCCTCCTCCCGTACTCCGCGATGAGTACGGCGTCACAGGTTTTGAGTGTCCAGTTCTGTTGGGGGTATAGCTGTCGGGCCTTCTCCTTGAGACGCCTCTTGAACTCATCCTTGGTTTCCCTGTCCCTGTCCATCTTCGGGATCGAGAGCTTCTTCTGCCACTGGTGGGGCTGGACAGTCTCGTACGGTATGCGTAGGGCGCACAGTGCCATCCTCAGCACGCCGTAGCTCACCCCGAAGTTGAACATCCTGGAGCCGGGCTGCTTGCCGGCCGCAGGGATGTAGCCCGTCACCAGTTCCAGGTAGGCCATGAACGGCATCGCCCCGAGCATGGGGACCAGATCCCTTAGCAGGTCAACCTTGTCACCGTCCGTGTCGGGCATCGGGTGGGACTCGACGCTCACCACCCCGTACCTCCCGCAAAGCATCCTCGCCACGGCCCCGCTCTCACCGGGATCCAACCCCAGGATCACATACTCCCCCCCAGAGGGGGAAGTGCGCGGTGGGGGTTTGCCCTTCGGCTTCTTGGATGGCACCGATCACCCCCTTTCCCGGTAAGGAACCCTGACGGCCACTACCACGGAGTCGCCGCCCTCCGGTATGGTGATCGACACCTTCACCTTCATCTTGGACGCCTTGTTGCGGATCTGCTGCGCCATGATCCAGCGCTCGTGCTTGAAGTGTTTGCCCTGGCGCAGTACGAACCCCTTGGAGGTGAACCACTCCTTCCAGGGGTATCGGTTCTCGCCCTTGTTCGCCCGGTTCAGGATTCCATTCGTCTCGACTTCCTCCTTGGCGGACTTCTTCAGTATCTCCTTGACCCTCTTGCTAGGCTTCTCCGGGGGAACGTCCTCCAGGTACTCGACTTCCACGGCCTTCGGCTTGACGGCCTTCGCCGTCTTGGCCTTCGGCTTGTTCACTTTCGGCATGTCTTTCACTCCAGTCCTATTAGGGAACTGCCTCGTCACACATCACGGGGTTTCACTTACACTTCGTGGGTTTCACTTGCACTCTGTGGGTTTCACTTACACTTCGTTACGGAACGAACTTGGGGTAGAGCGTCATCACCTTTTCCACCAGGTCGTACACGTCCAGCCCCTGACCGCGATTCATCACCGCGTGCATCACCTCCTCGTCCTTCACCAGGTTGTGCTTCATCGCCACCCCCACGGCGATGAGCTTGTACATCCTATCGCCACACACGTCCTTCCACAGCATCCATAGCTTGTCCTCCCTGACGCCCGCCCTGTGGAACTGGAACAGCGGGAGTAGGGGTTCCAGGTCCGGGCAGATCAGGCAGGACTTTCCGAGGACGTTCGTGATCACGGCGAACGCCCCCGGATTCTTCCCCGCCAGTTCCATCAACTGTGCCACCTGCCTTTCCTTCAGTTCGCCGGAGGAGGCCATCACTTCGTCGTACATCGTCACCTCACATACGTTAGGGTTCCGAGGCTCCTGGTCATCGCCACATACATCAGGTTGTACTCCTGCTCGATCTCCCAAGGCAGCCTCGCCTTCTTGTGCGGGATCTCGCAGCCCCTCCCGACGTGGAAGAAGACGTTGGTCGCCTCCAGCCCCTTGGCCTTGTGGATGGTGGCGAACTTGATCTTGCCCTCCGTCTGGTCGTCCGTGAACACGGAACGGATCAGGAACTTAATCCAGTCCACGCTGGGGTTTTCCGCCTGCCCCAGGTCCGTGAAGAACAGGATCATGTCGGCCGTGTTCTCGGCGTCGGTCATCCTCTGCGTGTTTGGATTCTCCTTGGCACTCTCCTTCATGAAGATTTCCGACGCCCAGGCGTGGATCTTCTGCCTGAGTTGATCGACGGAGTTGGCCTTCAGCGAGTTGATGAGGTTGACCAGTTCCTCGCCGATCGACTTGCCGATGATGCACGAAGGGTGTCCCTGCCTTATCATCGTCAGGCAGTCCCTTACCAGCATGCCGGAGGTGCGGCACACCACCAGATCTCCAGGAACCAGCCTAGACAGGTAGGACTCTGCAAACGGCCTGCCGCCCCTGCCGAGGTGTTGGAACGACTCCAAGATGTGACCCTCCGGGTTGTCCTCGTGTGCCTCGAAGTCGGGCACTAGATGCTTAACCTCCCTGACCACCCGCTTCGGACACCTCATCGTCACGGTCAGCGGGAACTCCTCGCACCCCCTCGATCTTCCCAGCTCCTTCCGCATGGTGTCCATTCCGTTTACGTCGGCACCGGCGAATCCGTTGATCGCCTGCTTGTCGTCCCCGGCCATGATGATCCTGCCGCCCGACCTCTGTACCAGGCACTGTTGTACTGGGTTGAGATCCTGCCCCTCGTCTACCAGGACGAGGTCCGCCTTCTTGATCGGCATTCCGAGGATCACTGGGAGCCAGAGCATGTCAACGAAGTCGATCTCGCCACGCTCCGCGAAGTCCTTGCACCCCTCGATCGTCTGGCAGGTTAGCGTGTAGGTCCGATCCTTCAACGACTCGTCAACGAACACCCCGTAGTGTTCCGCCACCTCGTCGATCAGCCGCCAGACGTGAGACTTGTCTTGCTCGTCCTCCAGGTCCAGCGGGAGCAGCCACATCTTGCACGCCTCGACGAGTCGCCTAGTCCAGGACATGATGGCCCACTCCTCCTTGGACAGCTTCTGCTCCGAGCCTCCCTTGCCCACCAGGATGTCCTTGGCCACGTTCCAGCAATTCCACCCGTCCTTCTGCGGCTTCAACCTGTGCCCGTTGTTGGCGGCGAGGAGCGAGGAGAACCCCAGCCCGTGGCTGGTCTTGAACTCCAGAGTCACCCCCACCTTCCCCAGCCCCTCGATCACCCACTTGAACTTGTGGGAGAACTCCTTGACGATCGAGTTGTTGAACGCGGTGTACCGGATCGTGTGGACCTTGTCGGCGTCCCGGTCCATCGCGTCCCAGATTTCCTGTTGCTGTTTGGTTGGCTTGATGTTCCCGATGAACCGCTCCCACACCTGGGGGCACCTGTTCCTCATCATGTGGCAGACGCCGCCGATGAGGACGAACGTCTTGCCGGTCCCCGCCCTGGCCTTCACGATCATGTGCTTTGCGTCGGACCCCTTGCCCGGCGCCACGATCTTGCTGCGCAGCTTACCCGCCAGTCCGCTACTCTTGCTCGGCCTTGGAGGCATTGTGAATCTCCCGTAAGACGACCGGAGGCGGGAAGGCTCTCTCCCCAGACCAACCCGCCCCGGCCGCACACACTTGGATCAGTCGTCGATCGAGATGAGTTCCTCCTCATCGTCGTCGATCGACACAGGCTCCTCGTCCTCGACGACAACCTCCTCCGTGTTGCCGCCCTTCAACTTCTTCTTGCCCTTGCCCTTCCCGACGTTGCCGGCCTTGACCTGCTCCTCCTTCTCCTTCTGTGCGGCCTTGATCCGCTCGGTCAGTTCCTTGTCCTCGGCCTCGTCCTCCTCCTCGGCCACCTTGTACGGCCCCTTGTCGATTCCCATCACGTCGATGGCGTCGTCCGTGATCAGCATGTGGCCCTTCTCGTTGGGGTCGCGACGCACCTTGATCGCCTTCGCCGTCACTTTCTCCCCGTCCTTGAAGAGGTTCCAAGCCTTGCAGACCATGCCGATCTTCTCGGCCGAGATGGCGGAGTTGTCGTTGTCGCCGTCGGAGAGCTTGGCGATCTCGTTCCGCAGGGCCAGCAGTTCCTTGTCCTCCTTCTCCTCGCAGAAGGCGAACCAGAACTCCTCAGCCTTGGCCTTCATGGAGGTATCGCACGACTTCTCGTTCCGCTTCTTCTCGTACTTCTCCGGGTCCGTCTCGGAGACGGTCATCAGGTACATCAGGCCCGAAGCGGTGCCGGCCGGGATACGCTGCGTGTTGGTCTGCCAGTCCCGGTTGAACTCCGTCCAGACGTGGACCACGCAGTCGAGGAGGGTGGGATGCTCGTCGATGAACTCCAGGCTCTCCGAGTGGGTGCGGTACTTGCTGTACGGGTTCTTCTTCGCCCCCGTCCTCTCCCAGAGGGTCTTGACGGCGTACTCCATCGTCCGGCAGAGGGTCTTCTCCTCGTTCGGCTTCAGCTTGCCGCCGTTGTCCAGGGACTTGATCTTCTCGAACTTCCCGGTCCCGTACAGCACGTCGGTAAGGGTCCGGGTCTTGACGTTGTCCACCGTCCGCTTCGTGTCGTTGTCCTCGCCCACCCCGAACGCGACGTGGGTTTCGATGTAGAGCGGCTCGTCGCCCCACACCTTCTTCCAGTGTGCCTTCTCCTTCTCCGACACCCGACGCTGTTCGGCCAGGATCAGGCCGATGCCACGGTGTTGCCCGGAGATGACGTTGCCGTACTCGCCGACCGACAGCCCTTCGCCGTTCCTCTTCCAGTTGCGGTTGAGCATGTCCTGCCCGTACTTCATGGCGTCCCCCTTCTCCAGGGGGCGGTTGCCCTTGTTCTTCGTGAGGTAGACCTTGTTGCCCTCCAGGTCGGTGAGTGCCGAGTGGAACACGCCCGCCTTCTCGGCCTCCTCCTTGTCGGTGGTCCAGCCGATTAGTTCCTTCATGACCTCTGCGGTCAGCGGCCCGGCTTCGCTGCCCTTCGTGTACTGGACGATCCTGTACTCTGCGTGGACGACTTCCGGCCCGGACTTCTTGGAGGTGGCGGGCTTCTTCTTCGCGGTGATCGGAGGCATGTTACTTTCCTTTTCCTTCGCGTTGGTACTGAACTGGTTACTGTTACCCTGTTACTCTGACTGACTCTCTGTCACTTGGACTTGCGGGGCTTGACCTGCTTGTCCTTCGGCTTTACCGACTTCGACGCTTCCCGCTTCGACTTCACCTTGCCCCTGGAGTTGGGCAGGTGTTTGGCGCACAGGACTCCAGACACGGTGACCTGACCGTCGTCCCCCAGTGGGTCGCCGCAGATGTCACACAGCAGGACCACCGGCTCCTTCTCCTGCTCGTGTTCCCTGTCACACTCTCCCACCATCTTGTACCCTTCTGGAACGCCGTACTTGCAGTTGCGGCAGACGGCCTTCTCTCCCGCCACCTCCATCCCCTTGTGTGAGGGGGACGAGCGGTAGGTGGTTTGCACGAGTTGCTTGTTGCCGTGCGGGACGTGGACCCCACACAGTTCGCATCGGTAGCTCACGCTTTCTCCTTCTTCGGGTTTTCGTTTCCGCCGATTACTAATCGACGACCTATTATAAACACAAGCGGCGGCGAAAGTCAAGCCCGAATCTTTGAAGAAAATTTCTTTTCTTCAAGACCCGGATCGGACTTCGCCGCCGCCTGGTTAGACCTCTGCCGGCATCGTGGAGAGTCCTCGGTCTTGGACCCCGAGCTTCACCCCGTTGGAGTTTACCACGGACCGGTGGTGGCTCTGCTCACCGACCGGCTGGCATGGACTGCCGACCCTATCCGCCACCGTGCTATGTGTCTGGTCCCCGAGACGACACAGGTTGCCGTTCTTTCTGCGGAGTTTTGCAACCGTTTCGCACTCCCCCTCATGGGCGGGGTCGGCAATGGCGTGCCGAATCTGACCTGGAGATGTTACCAACACTTTCCTCGTTAGTCAACCCTCGACGAGTTGTTCGAGGATCTTCTTCAGCCTCAGCCTGATCCTTTGGATCTTCTGGCATATCGCGTTCTTCGTGATGCCCCTCTTCTCCGCCACCTCCCGGAGCTTCTTGCCCTGGAGGTAGTGCTCTTCGACGATCGCGTAGTCTTCCGGCAGTAGCTGCCTCTTGACGTAGTCCCAGAACTCCTGCTGGCCGTCGAAGTGGGCGGTCACCTCGTGCATCCCGTGCATCCTAGTCTTTTCCTTCCACTCCCTGAGAGAACTGCCTCCGTCAACGTACTCCCTTCTGGCGTCCGACAGACTCTCGCAGTTTACGGACCGTGTCAGGCCGGACTTCGGGACCAGCCTGGACTGCCGTATCGTCGTGTTCGGCTCGGAGTTGAGGAACCTCCTGTGGAGGTTGGTGTACACGGACCTGTACAGGTAGGTGGATATCTTACCCTTGGAGGGGTCGTAGCTGTACAGCGCGTCGTTCAGGATCAGAACCACGCTCCCGACCAGATCGTCCGGCCTCAGTCCGGTCAGGCTTGACAGCCTGCACGCCAGCATCCAGGCCAGCCTCTCGTTCTTACTCCATACGTCGTCGAACGTCGGGTGCTTCGGCCTCGCAGTCATCGTCGTTCCCATCGCCTACTCCTGTCTACTCTGGGTTTGTGTGTGGTCAGTTTCCCATCGGGTCGTAGTCGTCGTCCTGGTCCTGGCCCAGCATGTCCAGCATCTGATTCCTCAGTGCCTCCATCATGATGGCGTTGGAGAGTAGGTAGAGGAGTTGATTCACCCCCCCGGCCACCATAGCCCCATCGGCCACCTTCTCCATGATCCACGCCCTCAGTTCCTTCTCAGTCAGTTCAGGTCCGTTCGACAGGTCGAACACCTGGTAGTCGTCCCCGAACTTCTTGCCCACTTCTACGCAGCAGTCGTAGGAGCCGCAGAGGTGTTCGATGCCGTAGATGAATGGCTGGTCGGGCTGGACGCCCGCTCCACTCCTCATCAGCTGCTTCACCGTCTCGCTTTCCCTCCCGTGCCTCACGATCACCGCGAACCCTCCCACGTCCGCCCTCTGCACGTTGCCCTGATCTTCCGCCATAGCGTTACCCTCGTCTTGGAGCCAGAATTCAAACCTTCTTTTGAAATCGGGGGTACGACCCTAATTTCAGACTACCTTTCGTTTCTCTCCAACTTCTAAAT